CCTGAGGACCACACACCCTGATAGGTGAGCCCATCGGCATAGGAAATGAGGTTTGTTCCTCCACCTACGTCCTGAACGTATGTTGCACCTGTGGGCATTATTCAAGCGCCCCTAACCGATTGTCGATGTCTTGCACTGCTTTGACAAGCATTGCCAGCATCGACTTGTCTCGATACACAATCGGGTCACCAGACCAGTCGTACATGGTTGCTTCTGGTGCAGCTTCGTGGACTTCTTCAGCAATGAAACCCAATTCTGGGATCTGAGTTTCGTAGTCCATTCCTGAATGGGTTGCTACTTCTTCGTTCCAACGGAAACTACGAGGCTTCAAAGCCCGAAGTTTCGTCCAGTTGTCATCAGTTTCAAGATCTTCTACATCTTCTTTGAAACGAATCGAAGAAGAACTGATACCAAGCTGCTCGGTTCCAGTCGTTGTAATAACAGCAGCAGTCCCCGCTAACGTAGGCCAACCACCTTGGGTGGCAGCCGCTGACACTTTATAGGCACGCAAATCTAGTTTCTCGTAGTTCGCTGCACCTGACTCAGAGATCTGTAAATGAACATTGTCGTTATGGACGAACTGGAAACCTGGAAGGTTTGAACCTGTCAGGTTGTCTCGCCATTCCAACCAGTCTTGATTGGTTGAGTAATCGTTACCCATGTAGAGGCGGGCAAAGTCGTGGTTGGTTTGGACTCGAAGCTCGCCAGCAATATCGACGTTCGCTCGAACATTCAACCATTGACAGTTAATGCGAGTACCTGTGCCAAGCCCATATTCGAGGGGAGTAGCCCCTGGCACGCTTTCGTTGAGGTTGGTGTACCCAATAATGTCGCCACGAATAGCCATCGACCCGTCAATAACTAGACGATATTCGGACTCTGGGCGACCTGGATAGGGCACACCTACACCAGGATTATATCCTTCGCCTGCACGTTGCGAGTAGACCGAGTAACGATGTTTCTCAGTCAAATAGTTACCTGCATCAGCCGCAGGAGCAGCTACATCAATATCCTTTGAGAGAGCAGTAGTGTTGTTCCCTGGTCCTGTTGCCGTGAAACCTGCACGATAATGCTGGTCAACTAAAAAGTTTCCAGCAGTCTCACCGTTAATGCTGACCCCAGTATGCAAACCAATAACGTCATGCTGAGTACTATTCAAATGCAAAGCAGCGTTTGTGCCAAGACTAACTGTGCCCGTAGTCGTCAGAGAACCAGAACTCAAAGAAGTAGAAACATCCAAAGTTCCAGTAATAGACCCGCCACCGTCAGACTGAATCACCCCAGGATATGTGGCATTGCCGACGACACCCTCTAACCAGTTCTTAACATACGTCCAGTTATCGTTGTGGTCATCAGCGATAATTGCAGTGCCAGCACTGACGGTACCATAAGGGGCCGTAAACGTCGCCATTAGCGCAATCTCCTATGTAAATATGTGAACGCCATAGCGTTTACTTCCCAAGCCTCGTCAACAGTTGTTGGACCGTCAATCCTCATTTGTATAGCCTTAGCTGTCCCAAGCGTAGGTAAACGCTCAATGTTTGTGACATCAGTATTGGGTTCCCCAGACCAAAGACTGGTATCCCAGACACCCGTACCGCCTGTCGGCCCAGCAGATTCTGCCCAAGTAGCACCCGTACTGTTAGCAGTTTGCACACCAAAGTTCATGGATTTCTTAGAACTTGCTGTGTCGTAATCCGTGAACAATGTTGCGGACAACGCAACCGTTGAATCAGAACTCACCACAATTCGAGGTTTACCCCAACGCTTACGAACAATAGGGTTCTTACCCACCAGCCAACTCGTCGTATACGAACTAACAATGTGGGAAGCTGCAACCCCGTAGTAATCGCTTTCTAGGTTTTGTTCCAAGTGAATCACTCGGCCAGTGGCAGCAGAACATCCCCCCAGAAGATCTTGTTCAGCGTTCGGTGGCGCAAACGCCAACATCACATTGGCGTCGATATCTGTCATCGTCCAAGCACCAGATTGGCTCAAAGTAGGATCGAATATTAGCACCCGACGAGTAGTAATAGCTGATCCTGTGTCGCTCCAATCAACCGAAACATATAAACGGTTTTTGAACCACGCAAGCTGAGGAGGATCATTGAACTGCAAACGGCCATCATCAATGGCTGGTTGAAGTTTTTCGAACACTGAAACAAATTCGGCTCCGTTGTACATCCAAACACCTTGACGGTCATACCAGAAAAAAATGCCGTAAGGTGTAGACACAGGCGACGAATTAGAGATCGAACCAACATCCTGCGTCAAAGGAACTAGCTGAAACGATTCAGTGCTGCTTCCATACAAGGCGTGAACACTGTTGGTTTTGAAGATCAGTAACCGGTCAGCATAAGGGAGAAGGGCTGAGAGTTCATCGCCACGTTCCCCGACGTTGACATCCACATAGTCAAACTCTCGCCACGTTTCGGGGTCATCCATCTTCGACCAACGAACACGATTCTTGTACGCTGTACCAGTCTCAGTAGAACTAGCCGTCCAAGCGTGGTTGTTCCAGTGACAGGTGTACTTAGCTATCGGATAGTTACCTGCAGAACCATTCACATTCGAGGCAAGGTTTGAAGCTGTGGTGCCGTCGTAAACGAACGATGGACTGGTACCCGACACCCCATAAAACTTTGAATTTGTAGTCTGCCCGTACATCCGTTCACCGTTGGTGACAGAAACTCCAGCAAGCGATGTGAAATCATCGGTGGCTGACTCTGCGACAGTTGTACCGTACGAACAGATCACTCGAGCGGTACCACCATCAGGGGTGAACTGGCTCAAACCAGTGACATCAGAGTTTAGGGCAGTCGGGTTTCTTTGTTGAACTCCGAGCCTCATTTTGATGCCACCCCTGGGGTCCACATCAACATTCAGCATCTTAGGGCTCTCTGAAGACGCAAGATTGAACTGATCTGAACGAAAGTTTAGACCACCACTAAAATCTTGAAGCATCTCCAGTTTGAACCCCGTTCTTGCCATCCTCTACTCCCAACTATATCGAAGACGGTCAGGCATGTAACTTTGAGAACGCCAACGGGAAGCGGAACGGTTATTGATAATCAGCGGTTGCGGAGCAGGCGTGTCCAGGTAACGGGCTCGAAGATTGTCGAGCTCTCTACCAAAAATAGTCATGTACGACAGACCCATATCGAGGTCTTCTTGTTGCTCGTATGCTCGACTAATCCCGTAAGTCGCTATAAGAATGTGGAATGGTTCAGGGAAGTCTGTGGGACTAACACCATCAGCGGTGCCTGCCCCAAACGCTGTCGGATTTTTGTAGCCACGCACATAAACAGTTTTGGCACCTGAAGGTGTCGGATAAATCCGAATGCTTTCACCCCAGAAACTCCAATAGTACGGGTTGCCGCTACTGGCAGAATCTAAAGGATAAACAATGTCGGCGTCATCACGCCCCAAGAACGTCAGAACATTGTCGTCAGTTCTCATGGACTGAATTTCACGCAACCCATTGGTTTCTGCTGCACCAACAGCAATCACCGTGTAATCTTTTTGGTCGCCTACTGTGGTGAACGTCGTTGATGTCTCGTACCAGGGCCACCGTTTCTCACTGTAAACCATCTGGTCGTAGGCTTCGCCCAAGAAACGGTTTAGAACATCATCAGAAATGTCGCTGCTGTCTATCTCCACGATACTTCGGATGTATGCCCGCATTTCTTGGATTTGCATGAATCCTACTCAGGTAATTGCGAATGAAAAACGCAGCGGTTAGTTCCAGACATCGGGAGCGCTTTACAGGCTGACCCAGTTCGAGTGGTCGCAATACAGATACCAGGAATAACTTCTCCCGCGTACGCTGGCACTACAGCAACTTTTCTGTTACCCACATACTCAACTGTGAGCCCCTGAGCGTCATCGCTAGGTTGCCCATACATTCGAGCATTTTTGCTGTATCCGACTTGTAAATTACGACTCATAGTTTCCTTAGACTCAGCGGGGGGGACAAGAACGGTGTGTCCTCATCCCCCCAACCTCGTCGCTGTTATCAGGTGACGCCCTCTAGGTAACCTTGACGGTCCCTATTTGAGCAAGTTAGCTGACCATAGCAAAGTATCTGTGAATACACTGCATCCACAGTATTTGTTCGCACAAACGGCGTTGGCTTAAACCAAGTATCCGAGTGGCGTACCAGTTGCAGATACTTCGTGTTTAGCATGTAGATAACACCATCGGCGTTAGCTGCATCAAATGTCCACGGAGCACCTTTGTACATGAGGTTTTGGAAACCCGCATCAGCCATATCTGTATCGGTATAGCGAATGTTGCTGGTTAGCAGCGCCTCATAGCTTTCATAGTCATCTGCTTTAGAGATGATTATGGTGGGCTGGTCATTACCGACACTTACGCTGTTGTAACGTGTTGCCAGTTTCGCCAGAGACAGTGCACCAGTTGTGGTTGTCGCTTGCGACTTCCAGAACGAGTTGCCTGCTACCGACGGGTCAATTCCACCAAGCGCATTAGCTGTAAGAGCGGAATCGTTAACAACGTTCTCGAGCCCGTTCCAGTCTGTCGCTTTGGTGGTTCCATCACTGTGGAACATGGTGTTCATGTTCTCAATAATGGATTCTTGAGTTTGGAAGATCTTGCCTTCGAGAAGGTCAATGATCTGCGCTTCG